AATCTGTGGTGCAGCCACGCGCTCAGGGCGCATGTATTCCTGGCGTACTTCGTTAAGCCCTTCTTGCAACAATTCAGCAGCACGCCCAGGAGCACCAAATGGGCGTTCCCCCAAAGGACGCGTGTCCGACGGACGACGTAAAACTTCAACAACGCGAACTTTCAATGGCTCAGTTAAACGCTGTAAAAACGTATTAACGATTTGACTAGTATTCTCACCTAACGCGTCAAGCTGTTTTTGTAATTTCTCGTTAGGTTCTTTAGCTATCCGCTCTGCTAAAGCACGCTCAGCATCTGCGTTGTTTTTAATACGGTTTTGAAGTTGCGTTAAAACCTGCACATCACGCGGAGCAAACTCACGCTTCTTCTCAACAACTTGATCAAGTCCGTCTCTAACTTCTTTAGCAGACAATGCCTGTGAACGCGTTATATATTCTTGCAACAACCCGTCAAGTCGCGCTCTAACAGCAAGCTCTTCGTTTTTATTCAGTCCAACTTGTTTATTGTCGGCACGAGATTGTGCAATTTCTTGCAGCACCGTATTGACGTAATCGCCTTTAAGGGCAGTTGCTTTCTTCTGTAAAGACGCAGCTAATGAAGAAGCTTCTGCGGTTTCTCCTGTAACGCCAAAATATCGGCGCTTTCTCAAATCATCAACTGTACTTTCAAGATCAAGAAATACTTCATCCCGCTTAGTGGCAAAGTCAGGCGCAGCCGCAGCTTGATCACGACGTAATTCTGCAATCTGCGCATCAAGTGTGGCTATCGTTGCTGAGTCTCTGGCCTGTACAGCTTTTTCACGTTGGGCTTGAAGATCTTGAATCTGTCTGGTGAATTTAGAGCGGTCTTCAAGGGCAAGTTCGCCTTGCGCTTGCACCGTAGGCTTAGGTTGTTGACCTTCAATCTTTTGAAGAATTTGATCAACAAGCGCTTCATCGTACTGCCCAACTTGCGTCTGCTCCGCAGCTTGTGTAAGCGCGTCGTATGCGTCTGCAAAAGGCATCTGCATGTCCATAGGGATCTGAGTTTTAGCAAGACGTTCCTTACCTTTCTCAGCTTGCTTGGCAATACTGGCAATTAGCTTATCGTACTCAGCTTTTTCTTTGGCGTCTTTGCGCTCAGCCGCAGCCACACTACGCTGATACGCTTCACGTAAGGATTCTTGTAGCTCACGTACACGCTTTTCTTCTGCGGCGCGTAGCTTGTTTACCTCTGTATCGTAACCGGGGCCAACCTGCGCTTCGATGTCTACTTCAGTGGGCACAAATTTGCCGGGAACAACATTACCAAACTCATCAACAACAGGTGCGCCTTTGGCTTCCTGCTCCATCTGACGCTCTGCCAACAATGCACTAACAGGACGTGCTGGTACTACTGACCGGATCTCGTCGTTAATTTCCTTAAGCCGTTTACCAATATCTTTACGACGATCCTGCGCTTCTAGCTTTTGTGTTGGATCAAGCGTTTTATCTTTTAACAAGTCGTTAAGCTGACGTATTTCATCCTTGAGCTGAACCTGTTCTTGATTCAACTGCTGCATATATTCGGGAGAACGCTTGCGAGCTTCTTCTGCTGCCTGACGCTGCTGATCCTCTGCTGCTTGACGTTGTTGCTCTTCTGCGCGTTTAGCTGCATCTTCCGTTTCAACTTGCGTACGCGCTGCGCCACGCTCACCTACTCGTGCAGCCCCACCAAATACAGGAGCGCTGAGTGCTGTCTTATATGCCGTATCGCCATACTCTTTGAGCGCGTCGTCTGATGTTAGGGGGAGACCTGCCTGTAAACGCTCAAGCATAGCCTGCGTAACTTCAGTCGGAACTTCAACGGCTGTAGCTCGTGCTGCGCCTGTAGCGAGGGTGCGTTTTAAACTCTGTTCAGCAAGTGCGCGACCTGCGGCACTATCAAGCGCTCTTTCGGCAGGGCGACCAAGAATCTTGCCCACCATCTGTTTACCAAGAATAAATGCACCTGCGGCAGTCTCAATCCCAGCTTGTACAGCGGCAGTAGCGGCTGCGGAAGAAACATCAATTGTTTTACCTTCAGCGGCTTGCCGTGAAAGATTAGTTCCAATCTGTTGAAGATAAGAAGGCGCAAACGTTCCAGCCAGACCGCCAACAGTTGCCCCAACACCAGCACCGACAGGGCCAGCAACAGATCCTGCCATTGCCCCCAAACGTGCGCCAGTAAACGCACCGCCTAGAGAAACCCCAGCTTGGGGTAATTGTTCCGCAACAGCCAACGGCACTTGGCGTACTAGCTCTTTACCGGCGGCAAACAAACCTTCTTTCTGGTAACGCTCTTTGAGTGCGTCAAGGCTTGTCTCGTCTTTATACCGCTGCGCAATACCCTGCTCACGTTCAAGTGCTTCACGCGCTACTTGTTCAGGGTTAACAAGTCCAGTAAGCCCTGCAAGTCCAGTAAGCCCTGCAAGCCCACTAGATACAAGTGATTCCGTACTTTTTTTAAGTGCTCCTGCTACCCCACCTTGCTTTGGAAACAAGTCTGGAAAATCACGGCGAACAAGCTGTTGCGCTTCTTCTAACGGAATACTGTCAGGAAACCGCGCCCTACGCCCGTCAGGTAGCTGGATAAGGTAACTCATTGAGAAATTAACCTTCTATTAGTATCGTAAACAAGTTCTCCGCTGCTTTCAGAAGTTCCTTGCCCAATATTAGCGCGAGTGTTGCGTAAATACTCAAGATATTTTTCAACAGTGCCGAATTGATTGCGTAGTTGTTCGCCTTTAAATTCGTCATTGAAATCCGCAACTGCCTTAGCAACTTGTGCTTCAGACAACTGCCCACGCGCTGCTGTGTTATATCGCCCTGATAAATACGTATTGGCTCGGGCCACACGCTGAGGATCACCTGACGTAAGGTCTTCATAAACTCTTTCGTCAACCCCCGGAACTCTACCTTCTCTCCGCAAACGAGCCTCAAGTTTAGCTTGCTCTGCTGCTCTACCAGGAGCTTCTCTGTATTTTTGTTCTTCAAGTGCTCGCGTTGCCGCAGCTTCTTGCGCTCTTCTAGCTTCGCTAGCCTGCCTGTCTTGTGCTTCCTGCATCGAAGCCAAAGCTCTAATCCCTGTATCGGCTGCGCCCTTTTTAACTTCAAAGGCTTTAATTCTGTCGTTCTGCGCTGACCTTATTAACTTATCTGCTACATCACGCTGACCACGTTTTTCTGCAAGGTCTGCTTGCGCTTCTTTTTCTTCAGCCTCAGCTAAAAACTTAGCCGCTGCCATGTCACGGGCTTGTTGTTCTGTACGCAATTTAGCTGCACCGGGGACCATACGCGAGAGCGTTTCAGCAAGTGTTTTACCCGGACCGCCTGCGGCCATAGCCCCTAAATAATCACCGAGATCAGGCGCAGTACCCCGTAGCGCTGCTGCCATTTTTTGCTGTCGCTCACCCCTACCCCGTGCGTATTCGTCATATTCTTTTTGCATCGTTTGCGCGTTTTTAAACCGCATCAGCTCCTGTTCTTCAGGTGAGAGCATGGATGTTTTTTCAGCCTCGTCGATGCTTTCCATCCTTTTGCGGATTAACGCCATAAGATCATTAGGGTTCATACCGCTAGCGCCTACTGTAGACGGCCCATCTTCGCGTTCTGTAAACCCTTCAGCAATCCGGGCAGACATATCACCGCCACCCTTAAATCCTTGAACCCCACCACCCTGCCTAAACACAATTCCACCGTCCATCGCGGTAAACATATCAGGGCGCACGGGTAGGGCAGCTATGCCCCGCTCACGCTCAGCAACATCTTTAGCTTTTTTAGCAAGCATGGCTCCTGCCATACCAAGCTGCTGTTCCTTTTGCCCCAACGCTTGCGCTTGTTGGTTAACCATCTGCTCTTTCATCATGAGTTCTTGATAGATGGTCGGGCTATTTTTGGGGTTGTTCTGCATAGCCGCTTGGTTCTGAAACGCTTGTCGATCAGCCCCTCGCTGCGCTAATTCCTGCCCTGCCATAGGAGGCGTAACCTGTCCTGTGGGCTGTGGTGGTTTACCCGCAGCGTACTGCTGTAACTTCTGATCGGGGAACCTAGCAGGATTTTGAATCGCTGCTTGCGATTGCATAGGGTTAAACATGAACTACCCCTTACGGTTTTGTGCCTGTAGTTGTTGGGCCAGTAGACCCCGTACCAATTTTATTCAACATATCTATAAGCGCCACTGTACTTATACCGCCTGTCAAGGCTTGTGATAAAGGATCAATACCCGTAGCGGCCGCACTGATTGGGAGTCCTGAGAGCATATTCTTCATAAACGTGAGGTTCTCGTAGGGGTACTTCTCAGCGCGTAAGAACTCGTTATAGTCAAAGTTGCGGTCCGCAGTACCCAAGTCAGCCATTTGTTTAAGTGATGCAAGATCAAACTGACCTTGTTGCTGGCCGAGATTACCAAGCACTTGCGCTGACTGTATGCCAGTTTGTAAGCCTTTAAGTCCAAGCTCTGCACCGAACTGCCGAGACTGTTCGCCCATTTTCTGAGCTTCAAGCCCACGGTTTTGTTCGACGTTAAACTGTCCAAGCCCTTGTGTGTAAGCTTCCTGTAAACCCTTAGCTTGAATACCGCCAAGCTGAGTCAAGAGATTCCGGTCAGCTTCAGACTCTAGCAACCCATGACGTGACCCACCGAAGGCACCTGCTTGAACGGCTTTTGCCCCGATGGCTTGGTTGGCAATATCTGCTTGGCGTTTGGCTTCGCGCTGCTGGACATCAACAACATTTTGCATATAAGGCGACATATAAGACGCTTGCACGTTGGTGACGTTCTGCCCACCGTAGTTCACAGGCTGTATGTTGGGGTTAGCTGGGACCGTATAAGGGTTAGTTGTATCGCCCCCTACATCAACCGTACCCCCAGCGTCATAACCTTCAACTTCACCGCCGTAGGCTTTGGGTACAGGGTTAGCAAATGTTCCCGTCGTAAATGCCGTAGGTTTGTACTGCCCATAATTTAAAGCACCAATACCAGCAGCTTGGGCTAGGTTTGAACCTTGTAGGAATTGTGCAGGAGTTGTTAAGTTAGCAATACCTTGTTTAGCTGATTCAAGCAGGGGCGATTCGCCTGTATATTTCTGAAAGGGCACATCAGCTTCAGCAGAAGCCCGCTCAAGTAGTCGCTGTACATAGGGCGCGTATCCCTCACGTAACCCGGACTCACCTGTAATTGCAACACCCGTACCGGAACGATCAGTGGTGGGGGCACCTCTAACTGTAGTGTCAAAGTTTGCGCTTGCTCCTGACGGTAAACCTAAGCTAACTGCCCCTGCTATATCTTTAGCAGGTATGCCTAACGCTTGCAGCGTAGAGCCGGTCATATTTTTACTTTTAAACCAGTCAACTTTTTGCTGCCCAGTAAAGTCTTCCCACCCAGCAGGGACTTGGATTGTTATACCCGTAGGAGATGTCCAAGTAGTTGTTGCGCTAACGGTGTCGTTCCCACCAGCAGCTTTAACCGTATCAGCACCACCAGCAGCTACAACTGTATCAGCACCACCAGCAGCTCTAACCGTATCAGCACCTCCACCAGCTACAACTGTATCAGCACCTCCACCAGCTACAACTGTATCAGCACCTCCACCAGCTACAACTGTATCAGCACCACCAGCAGCTTTAACCGTATCAACAGCTTTAGAGGGCATCTGTACATCTGCAAGGCGAAATAACTCTGCCATATCTGTATCAGTTTGCGGGCCAACACCTGTATTGATGTAATTAATAATTTCTTCGGGGGTATAGTCATACCCAACCATTTCTTTTACATAATCAGCTTTGCCCTGTGCAGTAGGCAGTGCAGCGGCACGTTGAGCACCAGCAATACCAAGAAGGGCTCTAATATCTTCTGGATCTTGTTCCCCTAAAACTTCAGCAATATTTTGCTGAATGATGTCGTTGCTTAACCCTGCACCTTGATAAAGTTGGTTGTACGCCGTGGCTTTATCCGCTGCGGTTCCAGCGACGACTTGTTTAATAACATCTTCAGCAGCTTTGTCTTGAAGGTATTTCCAATCTTCTTCCGCACCGGTGTAGGTAGTGCCCAATGCGTTGTTAACCGCATCACGTATTTGAGCGTCGGTGTACCCTGCGCGTAACTGCGAGGCATACCAAGCAATCTTGTCGCCTTCAGAGCCGCTAGCAGCTTTTTTCAATGCTTCAATGTCAACAGCCATGATTACCTCGGCATAAATTTGTTAGGGTTGATTTGAATACCCTGATTTTTGTTACCTGTACGTGCTTGGCGTATGTTATCCATCATTTCATATAAACGCTTTGCACCAGCGTTGGAATTACCATTACCTAAGTGGCTAACAACATCAGCCGGTATTACAAACTCACCATCACTTAATGCAGCAGGGCGCTTGTTGTCGATATGTGCAGGGACTTCATCTGCCATACCATCCGTAGGACCGCCGAGGTAAAAGGGTTGTTTTGCAGAGGTCAACCCCCCAGCAGCTTTTGTTTGGATTACTTCTTTACCCATCTTGGGGGAAAGTAATTGCGCCATCTTACTGTAGCTAGAACCCAGTTCTTCATCCTCAGCCGGATTGTCAACCCCACTTATGCGCCCTGTTCTTTCAAACTCCCGCATCATTTTTTCAAGCGTAGGGTTGTATTCTTCTGAAAATGTGTTCCCATAATCTTTAGATGGGGAGAGCGCAGCACTCCCAGAATCAAAAACTCCTTGCCCTCCTGGAGCATAAAGCTCATTCGCCTCATACATAGAAATCTGAGAAGGGGTTGGGGTAGAAGATGAATCTAATAGCCCACGAATACGGTCTACGGCGGATACCAATGAATCTGAAGGCGGCATCGATGCCAATGCGGGGATTCCAAAAGCTTCCATTAAATAATAATCGCGGTCGCTTAGTTCGTCAGGATTACGCGCTATTTCGTTAAATAACTTATCTGTGTTTCTAAGATTCATCCCACTAAGCGCGGTGTCGTAAAGTTTTGGGTCACGTAGCCTACCTTCCTGCATAGTCAACAATGCGTTTGAAACATCATTTATATACGCGGTAGGATTATCCACTACAGGTGTCAATGAGCTAACCCCACCACCCCCAGCAAGAGTCATCAGCCCACCCTGCGCCGCAGGTTTATACGTACTGCCTTGGTACGCCCGACGTGTTGAAGTTACCGGACCCTTCTCAGTAAATGACGCACCCCTAGCTTGTTCCTGAGCATCTTTGGCAGACTTATAGGACAGATAAGACGCTAGCGCCCCAAGACCATATTTGAGTAACAGTGGGATTAATTCTTTAGGCACTCCAGCTCTTATTAATTCGTCTTCCGTTGGGTTGGGGCTTGTTGAAGTCGTCGTTGTATCTGTTGCTGGTGGGGATTCAGCAGGTGGAGGTGTAGTTGTTGCTGGTGGAGGTGTAGTTGTTGCTGGTGGGGGTGTAGTTGTTGCTGGTGGAGGTGTAGTTGTTGCTGGTGGAGGTGTAGTTGTTGCTGGTGGAGGTGTAGTTGTTGCTGCCCCAGAACCCCCCGCACCTAGCGCCTTAACAATCGCAGGTATCCCAAGTAAAGCTGCGGCGGCAATAGGATCTATATTTTTAAAAACGTCAAAAATACTGGCGAAACTACTCCCGCTAGGAGGGTTAATCGAAACATCTCCAATAGTAGAGGCGTCAATATCTTCAGGGGATTGCCGCGAAGAAGTAACCGTAGCAAGACCTGTATTTTGAGACGGGTTTAGTTCCCATTCAATTCTTTCAGACATTATGCTTTCCCTCCCAGAAATTCTAGGAATTTATTAAGTGCTTCGCCCTGCTTGGGGGCTAAATCGGTTGAACCCAAAACTTGCTGTAACCCATAAGATAGGGCTGCATTCTTGGCAGCTTCGGAAAAGTTAAACGGCCTACCAAGCGCAGCAGACGTAAGTCCAGAGGTAGCAATTGATTTAGCCGGGGCATACAACGCCCCCAATCCTTTATCCAACCCCGTAGCCGCGCCAAGTTCACCAAGCCCCGCACCAATAGCCCCGGATGTAGCGCCAGACTTAAATGCTTTACCCGCATCCATGTCTACGAGTTTTGCAATACCAGCGTTTAACCCCCCGCTTACCAAAGCATTAGCCCCAATGTTTGCTAAAGCGGAAGGAACCCCGACACTTGCCAAAGTCCCAGCAAGGCCTGTACCTGATACATTCATCCCTAATTCACCTAATGCGGCTATCGTGCCAGCACTGGCAGAACCCGTAACTCCGCCTAACAACCCACCGATCCCACCAAAAGGGAGAGAAGCGATTGCAGCAATCTTTAAGGCGTTAGCTACATTCTTAGCATCGGGATGCTCACCTTTGTAATACTGGGGGTCTCCGATAGGGACAAGCTTATCACCCATAGGCAAATACATCTGGGCCATACGCTCGCGGCTTTCACCGCCTGTCTTACCACCTACTAAAAAGGCAACCTTACCCGATTGAATATCCTCAAGGGTTGGGTTTTTGATCTCAATCGGGTTGCCCTTAGCGTCTTTTTCCGACGTGCTGTAGGCTTTAGTAAACGTTGACTTGTGCCCAAAGATATTATCTTCTGTATTGAAAGCGCCTTTTAATATGTCATAGGCTGATTTTTGTTGGGTCTGGGTTCCAGACTCATACTCACCTGCTTCACCAAGCGCGGAGTTCCAATTTAAAGTAGGCTTTTCTTCTGAGCCAAATTCTTTTAACCCCGCAAACGGGTTAGCGTAAGACTCGCCTGCGGTCCATCCTTTATCAGCAGCCGCACCTTTAGGCGTTGTCCCATATTGCTGTTGGCGTTGGGATAAATAGTCTTGCATTTGCTGCGACTGCACAAACGCATTGAACTTCGCCAAAGCTGCTTCGGGTGTAATTTGGGTCGAAGTGGTCATGTCGTGCTATCCGGTATCGCAGAGACAAACACCATAGTGGCTATAACTGAGGGGGTGGCAGGGCGTGTGGGGGAAGAAGCAGCGTTAATCTGCTCAATACTAACTGAAGTGTTGTCAGTATGCCAGTACAGCTCGACGTAATCACCCGAATATAAAGGCAAAAACAAATTCAGAGCCGCAATCAAATGCCCGTCTACTCCACCATGACTGTTAGGGACAGAAAACCGAGAGTTACTGTTTGGGACATTGGTGCCGTTTATTGCGGCCCAAACATCAGTGTCATGTATCTGGGAGTCTGTATTAACAAACTGGATACTGAATTGTAAGTTATAAACCCCAGAGTAACGCACCGTTAGTTTTGAATTATCGACAAGCGTCACACTGTCAGCAATATCAGCGACATCAAACGTAACGGCGTAGGCGGCGGTTGTACTAACAGCAACTTGATCCGAATCACTAGACCACGCCCCAAACGGAATACTTAAATACCGCCCCCCGTCTGTACCTAGTAGTGCTGAAACGTTGTTGTTAAGTTGGTTGAAGTAGAGGCGTAAAACATTGTTGAACTGGTCATGGTATGCGCGTTCATAGCTAGCCCCTGCCGCAGGTAAACTGGGTGGTGCTGGTTGCCTAAGTAAACTCACCGCTGCCCATCCTGTTTAACATCGATTCGTGGTGCCCCAAGCTGCCACGTCGTACCTAACCCATCAGAGCCAACCCGCATAATCATCTGTCGTCCACGAATACGGGTGTAGATAATATTGGTGAACTGCTCAATCGTCACTGTGGAAGTACGGGCAACAGCTTTGGCGGCTTCGGTGTTAAACCCAGACCCGGAACCATTCATACCGTAAAGCGTCATGGTGACTTGTGGGCTTTGGTTTGTGGACCCTTGAAATGTCAGATCCGGCACCATGCGCCATACAAACCCGAAGTTCTGCCCATCTTCAATATCAAACTCTGCTGACTCAATATAAGCTTCAATTGCAGTAGCCGTACCTGTGGAGTTATCGTCCACACCATATTCGTGATCAACAATGTTGTATTCGTAAGTTGCCGCTTCAGGGTAATTACGCAGCCCCGAATCAAGCCAAGCAGTGCGCCCCATCGTGCCGTAATACCAAATATCTTCTGCGTAGTTGTACACAACGTATTTATCAATAACCGTCGAATTCGCAGAGCAGTAGAACCACCAGACTTCGTTAAACCCTTCATTGGTTCCGGCAAATATTTGGTCAAGCTGTGAGACATTAATATCAGAAAAGATATAACGCCTTAAATCACAACGAAGTGTTTGCACTCGTCCGTTGTAGGTGTAGAACTTATCAATCCCCATCCAATACACCACACCAGAAGCAACGGCAGTAGCATTAGGACTAACAATCGATATGTTGTCGCCAAGGAGTTGAGACCCCCACACAAACGGAGGCCCAAGGTACTGCAAGGAATACAGCGCCGAGTCGGTCCACACCAAAACTTCTTGTCGTGTTTGTAACTCAGAAATAATCTGCGAGCCGTGAGATAAGCGCAAACTACCTGCTTGGTTAGTAGCGGCAGGTATCCAATCAGTAACCGACTCTTGGTCCCCCCAACGAATTAACATTGGGTCAAGCACTGCACTGCCATACGCAGTCGTGCCAAAAAGCAAAAGAAACCGAGAAGTATCGGAAACAATCATGCCGTTTTGTTTTGACGGCACATCAACAAGCTCAGAAACATACACATCCGACCCAGTAGATGCGGTGTTAACCAGCGCTCCTGTGGGGGAAGCTGAGATATTTGCCGTTGCCCCATCTACATTACGCAGATAGTACGTCGTGCTCGCAGTAACCCCAGAAGGCATTGTGCCGGTGGTAGCAAATTTAACCGCAGTGCCCTCGGACAATAAAACCGAAGCAAACGTAACAACCGTAGGAGAAGCAGAAGTAAAGGTTACATTCCCGCCAATCGAATTAAGAGCAACGCCACGAGTAGTAACACCATTAGTTGCATCCCAATAATAAATAGCGCCGCCCCGGTAGCCAAAGACTAAATCTTCACCCCAGTTCTGGGCATCCCACAACCTCAACCGCTCAGTACCTGCAACTCCAGTACCCCAGCCGCCCATACCCCAACCA